AGGGTACGCAAAAGGCACTATCAGAATTATTGTGATTTTATGGAGGAAATAACAAATGGCAACATTATACGAGATTGACGAAGAGATTTTGGATTGTGTAGATCAGGAAACGGGAGAGATTATCGACCCAGAAAAGCTGGCACAGTTGCAGATGGATTTTGACAAAAAGGTAGAGGGAATTGCTCTCTGGATCAAAAACCTCTTATCTGATGCAGAAGCAATCAAGGCAGAGAAAAATAAACTGGCTGATCGCCAGAAAACATGTGAAAACAAGGCGAGAAATCTAAAAGAATACCTGTCTGGTTACCTGTGTGGAGAGAAATTTAAAACAGCAAGAGTTAGTATCTCTTATCGAAAATCAGAGAGTGTAGAGGTGCAAGACATTTCAAAACTGGACAAGGAATACTTAAAATTTGCTGATCCTGAGGTTGATAAAACAAAGGTGAAAAAAACACTGAAAGACGGTGTTGAGTTATCCGGAGTTGTATTGATACAGAATAATAATATTCAGATTCGGTAGGTGCAAGCATGGGAAATTTGGATTTGTATAACAGGGTAAGAGTTGTTCCGGAAGAAGCGAAGAAGACAATCAAAGGCGGTCGCTTGAATGGAATGACGGATATTAACCCTATGTGGAGGATCAAAGTGCTTACAAGCGAATATGGTCCGTGTGGTATTGGCTGGTTTTACAAGCCTGTTAAGAAATGGACGGAACAGGCAGGAGGAGAAACAGTTGCATTTGTAGATATCGAACTGTTTGTAAAGGTAGATGGTGAGTGGTCGCAACCAATCTGCGGAACCGGGGGGAGTAAGCTATCGCAAAACGAAAGAAATGGTCTTTTTGTTTCCGATGAATGTTACAAAATGGCAACAACAGACGCTATTTCTGTAGCTTGCAAGCAACTTGGAATTGGAGCAGACGTGTACTTTGAGGCAGATAGAACTAAGTACGATTCTCCATTTGAAAGAGTGGAGCGAGTGCGAAACGAACTGAAAAAGCGCAGATGTTCAGAATCAAATTTTATGCAGGTATATAGGTTGGATAATATTGAACAGGTGACAGATAGCCAAATCAAAGATTTTATAGCGAGAATGGAGGCGGCAAAGCATGACAGTGTGGATCAGAAGTAGAGTGCAGATGCCGAACTACGTGAAAGAAAGTATTAGATCATTGGTAAAGTCGATTTGCGATAAAGATGTCGATGTGAGTATTGCTCTGCACAAAGAATCAAAAACAGATCAACAAAGAAAATACTTTTGGACGCTGGTAAAAGAACTCCGCAGCGTTATGAAAAACGGACAGACTGAAAACGATGTGTATTTGCATCTTTTAAGGATATACGGGACGTCAGATTTTATAAGCCTTCCGTCCGATCAGGTGCATCTTGCAAGAGCTTGTTACCGGATTGTAGAAGTACAGAACAAGAAAGAGTTCGTGAACAAGGAAAATGAGCGCATTACTGTTTGTACTTTGCGCTGTTGGAAAGGATTGAGCGAATACGATACCAACGAAGCTTGCATGTTGATAGATGGAGCGGTGGAAGAGTGCAAAAGTCTTGGTATTCCGACAGATACGCCGGATGAAATTCGCAAAATGAAAGAGTTGTGGGGGATTAAATTATAAGTATTGATTACAGCGATATGGCGTTCCCAAAGCCGAAGCGAAAGAAAAAGAAAAAAAGGTCATCAGAGGACGATTGGAAAACCAAAGGAGCTATGGAGCGTATTCACGGAGGACATGGATCACTGCATGTACACTGGAGCTTACGGAGTGGAGAGGCATCACATTTTCAGCCACACATCGAAAGAAATTGAGCTTTCGGAGGATTATGGTTTTATCGCTCCATTGAGACCAGACCTGCATCCAAACGGAACAAGGGCAGGGGAGAATGCATCAAAAGTTGACCGATACTTAAGAAAACGCTGCAAAGAGTATTATTTGCAGCACTACGGAACAGAAGAGCAGTTCCGGCAAGAATTTCACTATGTTAGTAAGGGTTAAACCTTTGCTATAAATTGTAACCCGTTCATGGCTGCTGTGTAGTACGTCACAAATACCTTAAGTAAGCCAGATTCATTGTCTCCCGGTAATTCCGGGAGCAGAAAGGAGAATAAATGGTAATTACAATTCCGGGCAAACCGGTTGGAAAAGCAAGACCGAGATTCCGCAGAGCCGGATTTAAAGTCATTACATATACGCCAGACGAAAGCAAAAAATACGAAAAGGAAGTTGCAAGGATTTACAAGCAGAGCATAGGCGTGCTTTACACGAACATCACTCTGAGAGTTCGAATTTTAGCGAAATTTCCGATTCCAGAGAGCTGGTCTAAGAAGAATAAGGATAGGGCTTTAAAAGGAGAAATAAAGCCGAATAAGAAGCCTGACTTAGACAACATTGCAAAAATCATTTTGGATGGACTGAATGGAGTTGCATATACGGATGATAAGCAGGTGACCAGTCTGGAGATTGAAAAGGTATATTCGGACACACCTTGCGTGGTGGTCTATATTGCGGAGGATGAGTGATGGCAGAAGTAAAGTGGATAAAGATAGCAACGGATATCTTTGATGATGAAAAGATATTGCTGATAGAGGCTTTGCCAGATGCTTATGCAATTATAACAGTCTGGTTCAAGCTACTATGCCTTGCCGGGAAAAAGAATAACGGTGGTGTATTCCTGATGAATGACAAGATTCACTACACAGACAAGATGCTGGCTACAATCTTTAGAATGAATGAATCCACTGTAAAGTTGGCTCTGAACGCGTTTGAGCAATTTAAAATGATTGAGATAGTGGAGGGAATAATCACGATCCCGAACTGGAATAAGCACCAGACATTGGATGCTTATGAACGGAAAAAAGAGCGTGACAGGCTGTACCAAGAGGAAAGAAGAGCCAAACAAAGAGCTTTGATCGAAAAATCGTCTGACAAGTCGTCTGAAAGAACGTCTGACGTCGCTGTTTCAGATATAGATAAAGAAGAAGATAAAGAAAAAGATAATAATATATATGTCCCGTACAAAGAGATCATAACTTACCTGAATGAAAAGACAGGCAAGAAACTAAGGTGGGATGTTAAGAGTAACCAGAAGGAAATAAAAGCCAGATTCAATGAAGGATACACTCTGGATGACTTTAAGACGGTGATTGATAAAAAATACCATGAGTGGGGCAGAAAGCCTACAAAAGAGGAATTACAGCGCGGAGTTAATGATATGAGGATATATCTAAGACCAAAAACCCTGTTCGGCAGTAATTTCGATGTTTATCTTAACCAAGAGCAGACGGAAAAAATGCCAGCAAAACCGCCAGTAAGCAGAAACTTAAATAACTTCGAACGCAGAGGATACGACATGGACTCTCTGGAAGAGCAGCTGTTGAATTCAAATTAAGGAGGAATTATGGAACCAAAGAAAGTAACGATAAATTACGCTCTGCTCTGTAAGGAACTAGAAAAGCAGGGCAAGACGAAAGAGAAATTCTCGGCAGAACTCGGGAGAAGCAAGTCTTTTGTCTGCAATATGGCAAAGAACCCGGAACAGACAGAAGATTTTGAAAGAACCATGTGCTTGCTTCTCGGACTTGAACCGGGAAGTCTGGTGAAAGAGCCAGAAAAGAAAGGGATGACCGCAGCACAGGCTCTTACAGTAATCAGAGATGAGATTTTAGAGAATCGCAGAATCATGCAGGAGAATTTTGAGAAAATCTGGAACAAGCTGAACACCAACACTGTCCAACTGGAAAAGATTAAGGACAAGGTCAACGAGGTATCTAAGACCGATTATGACAAGGCGGTGGAATGGTTAAAAGATAAAATGGCAGGTGGGCGATATGACGGAGCGAAGCTGCTCATGGAGTCGGATGCCGCGGGAATCAAACGGTCAGATGTCATGAAAGCGAGAAACGAGTTGAAAATAAAGATACAGACAACCGGATATGGAAAGAACGCGAAAGCATGGTGGAGCTTAGAAAGGGAGTAAACATGAACAGAAAAAGATACGGCTTTAGAGTCTACAGGAAACAGCCTATCGGATTGAGACACGGAAATATGGATTTGTTTACGCGCGGCATCACAAAGCGGAAGAGAAAGAATAGGGTGAGAGGGAAATGACGAACAATGATCATTTGAACAACATAACAGGAGAAATTGATACACCAGAAATCTCCGCAGTCAAGATGATACTTACAAGAATAGATGAGGATTTAGAAAACGATCTGTACGAAGAAAACCGTGATAAATACCTGAATTTGTACAAGAGCCAAAAAGAGTGGCTGGAAAGAGAGGTTGAAAATGAGTAGACCAGCACACTTTCTGGATCCGTACAAATTCCAGATCGAAGAGATGGTAAAACTCGGATGCACGGATGAGCATATCTGCAGAGTGCTTGAGGATATTACCGGAAAAGAAGTGAAAAAGAGGGTAATAGCAAACAAGAGGATGTGGTTAAGAAAGATGGAAAATAAAAGAAAACAATACGAACCGTACAAGGGAGAAATTAAGTACATGATCGAATACGGACTTACGATCCAGAACATCTATGCAGCAATAAGCGAAGAGAGCGGAATCGATGCAAGTATTGAAACGTTCAAAAACTTTTTAAAAGACAATGATATGCTGCCTGAGTCAAAGAAACAGGAAGCTTCGGTCAAGGATATCTTTGGAAACATTGCAAATTACATGGAGTTTCACGAGGGCTGGGTGCGGACCAGTTGTAAGCTCAATAGGGCGGTGTCGAATCCAAACCGGATATTAATGCGGAGGTATTTACAGTAGGTTAAAAAATAAGCGAAAAATAGAAAGGAGCCAGCCTCCGGCCGGGGCAAGGGTATACCGGGCTTCTGAGGAAAAATGAAATTTATAGATTTTTTTGCCGGAATAGGCGGATTTAGAAGAGGGCTTGAGCTTGCTGGACATGAGTGTGTTGGATTTTGTGAGTGGGATAAGTACGCAACTGCAAGCTATACATCCATGCATTTAATCACAGATAAACAAAGAGCATATTTAAACACTCTAACACTCAAGCAAAGACAAAAGGAGATTTTGAAAGATGAATACAGAAACGGAGAATGGTACTCAAGTGACATTAGAACAGTGGATGCCAGGAGCTTGCCCGAAGCAGACTGTTGGACATTCGGCGCACCCTGCCAAGATTTCAGTGTTGCCGGAAAGAGAGCAGGACTTGACGGAGACAGATCGAGCCTTGTACGAGAAATTTTTAGACTGTTGGAAGAACAAGAAGAAAAAAACAGACCTGAATGGATTATCTATGAGAATGTTAAGGGAATGCTTTCTAGCAACCGAGGACTCGACTATCTGTCAATCCTCTCTGAAATGGACAGACTCGGGTACGATATCGAATGGCAGAATATTAACAGTAAATGGTTCGTGCCACAAAACCGGGAGCGCATTTACACTATCGGACATCTTAGAAGATATGGTTACAAAAAAATACTTCCTGTCACGGGAACAGATGGAGAAAATAGTGTTTCAATAATCGCTCATAGAGATGGATACAGAAGAAATACACAGACTTTTTCTCCAGGCGGAATAACAGAAACCCTCGATACGGGACAAGGCGGAGGAAGAGGACACCATGTTGGAATTCCTTGTTTTTGCGACATGAACTATAAGGCAGGTTTAAAAACAACAGATAGCGCCAGAGCAATGCAAGCAAGATACAATAAAGGTGTATGTAATAGATCGGGAGAAGTTTCTGGTGTCGTAATTCCTGTTCTCACGCCAGTTAGAGCAGAGAAGCGACAGAACGGACGAAGATTCAAAGAAAATGGAGATCCGATGTTTACATTAACTTCTCAAGATAGACACGGAATAGCAATCAATGTAAAAGAAGCTACAAAGCAAGGATACGATGTAGCACATGAAGGTGACAGCATTAATCTTTCTATTCCTGATAGCAAGACAAGAAGAGGAAGAGTCTGGAAACAATTAGCAAATACGCTAGATACAAGCTGTAACCAAGGTATTTTTGTTCAGGTGGAAAATGAATTAACAGTGTATGCTATTTGGTATGAAAAATACAAATGTTACATAGCAATCAGAAAATTGACTCCAAAAGAGTGCTTTAGACTACAAGGGTGGACGGATGATTATTTTGAGAAGGCTAAGTTTGTAAATTCGGACAGTCAACTTTACAA